TTCTCTTCGCCTTCTCTAATCGGACGGGTCGTGTGAGAAACGCAATATTTAAATCCCTTCTCTACTAGGATTTTTCTTAGATGATCCTTCCCGGATCCACCCTTTCCTACTATAATTAATCTTTTTTTATTCTCCATCTTGTTGTTTATTGTTATTCTAATTTTTATTTAATCCATGTCTTTATCATGACCGCTAGCTCTTCCCTCTTTAGAATCTTCTAATTCTTCTAGTTGTTTTTCTAATTTACTTATACTACCCCAGATAATACTTGCATTAGGATCTAGTTTCTTAATCTCAGCCACCAACTCTTCTTGCTTACCTCGACTGTAATAACCATGTTCTATGTCATCAGCTAAATCTTGTAAGTGTTTAGGTGCTGAGATACTAATCCTTAAGTCATAGTCCTCCCATTTAGTCTTATAATCAATAAAACGCATGCCCTTAGTTAGTTTCCGGTGCAGGTTGTGTAAGACCCGGTTACGAACTCTAACAATAGATCTATCATTACCAAACACTTCTAAGAAACGTAAAAACCACTTAGGGCATAGTTTATGCCTTCCTTCATAATCCATTGCTAACACTAAAGGAAGCAATGCTTTAAAGTATGGGCCGTCCTCATTGTAAGGTACTGAACCTAAGTAGCTATACTTCTCATGAAAGTCTTTAGGGAAGAAAATGTAGCGTAGATCATCTAATTTAATGTCACGGGTATAAATCCTTCCTTTACTGCGTCCTTTCCAAAAAAGGATAGAATATTTGAAATTGTCCAGCCTCTCTTTGGTGGTCGGTGGTTTGTAGAATTTACTGTTTTTGTCTATTCTCATGTCGGTTCTATTTGAATTAATATACGATCTTTTTATTTCCAGAGTGCTTGAATCAAGATAATCAAGAAAGAAAGTCCTATGCAGATTCCATTCTTGGTCGTGATGGTTTCACCTAAGAAGACGTGAGTCAGATAGGTAAAAACAAATATACCAACGGAGAACTGAATTAGACGGTACGACCAAGCGCTGCCAAAAGAATCCATTCCATATTTTGCTGCAAAAACGAAGGCGAAGGAAACAAAAGATCCAATGATTAAAATGTTAACCCATAGATTATTTCTCATCCACTCGAATCTAGCCTGAGCAAACTGTTGAAACCAGGCTCCAGATTGGCCAGCAATTATCAGCAGAACAGAAAGGAGTGCTCCCTTATTCATCGTCTAACGGCGTCTCCTCTTCTGTAATCTCATCTTGGACAGGATCCTCAGTTAGATTTTCTAGGTACTGAAACTTAGCCTCTGCTCTTTCTAAGGAGGGACAAGACCAAGCCCACTTTCCAAAGTCCTCGTTAGCGGGGAAGATTTCCCTCTCGTTTAGTTGGATCCCAAAGACGACCTTGGGTTGGTCGACTTTAACCTTAAAGACCTCGTAGGCAACGATAAAATCGTCCTCCACGTCGGTCTGTTTGTAGATCATAGCTTTTTCTCCTCTTTTGACAAAGTCGTAGAAAAATCCTTTTCTTCTTATTCTTTCGGGTAGTAGTTCCATTAGTCGATTAGTTTTTGAATTTGGTAAAATAGAGACAGTAGAGAAACGACAGGATCTATAACTGCAATTCTCTGGGCTTGATGAGAAGCAACTAGAACTACAACTGCAGGAATAATCTTGGTTTTATCTGGATGGTTCTTCACGATCCAGTTGATAAACTCTTCCCCCAGTGAGGTCATGACGTCATCCACCTTAGTTGAGTACTGGCCCACGATAGTTTGGTAGTTTTTAACGGGATCTTTAGATTCTACAATCATCTTGTACAAGTCCTCGTACGACCAATTGGCCTCCTTAACTTTGGACAAGTCGATCTTAGTGATTCCCTCGATAGTCCAAGACTGAATCCTGTTCAGTGCAGATCTAAAATCAGGGAAGTATTCTCTCTCGAATGCAACCAAAGATTCTTGGTCGATCGTGATTCCGAGCTTGCCCAGAATTAAATTAACTCTAGATCTCCACTCGTCTTTAATCATCTCCTCCTCTTCAGGATTGGATGGGTCGAAGTTGATGACCTCGAATCTGCTTTGGATTGCTTCCGGAACTTTATTGATCCAGTTACACGTTGCTACGAATCTAGTGTTTCCTGCAAACTTCTCGATTGTTCCCCTCAGGGCTTTGTAGAACTGGTCAGATGCTCCATCAAACTCATCCAGGATAACAACCTTCTTAGACGATTTTCCGTCCAAGACTGATATGTTAGAGCAGAAGTCGTTGATCTTATTTCTGATGGTGTCCACCGAGCTTTCATCGGAGACGTTGATGAAGATGTGGGGTAAGTCCTTGGCTAAAATCTTAGCCAGAGTTGTTTTCCCACATCCAGGAGAACCCGCCAGCAGGACGTTGTGGTTCAACCCTTTATTTTCGAAGAGGGACCTAATCCTCGGAGGGAGGATCATGTGTCTAATCTCTTTGGGTCTTAATTTTTCTGTTAATAGATCTTGGATCATAATCTTTAATTATAGTGTTCTAGGGGCCGTTAGTTTCTGTTTTTAGAACATACTAGACATATCATCTGGTAAATTCTTATCGCTTCTGATTTCGATGAAGCGGGGTAAGAATAAACTGCGCCCTCCAAACTTATCGGTGATGGTCTCGTTATACTGGACTGCTGTTATTCTGCCGATGAGATCGTCCGCGTTCTGACTCAGAGACTTTAGATCTGCATCAGTAAATCCAGATCCAATTCTAACTTCCAGAGTTCTGCTTGCGTCTGTGCAGATTAACCCTCCAATGTAGCCTTCTCTCTTGCCCTCTCCAGGGTACCATCCAACTACCTCAAGATCACAGTCCTGGATCTGCTTTAACTTCACCCAATTTCTGCTTCTCTTGCACTCGTAGACGTGGTCTGCACACTTGAGGATAACACCTTCTCCGCCCAGAGAAATTATCTGATCGTAGATTCCATGAACTTCTTCCATCGTGTCTGCCACCCACTGACGGGCGAGCTTAATCGAGCTGCTCGGGGGGAGAAATTCAAGAAGGGATTCTAAGTCCTGTCTTCTCTTGAGATAGGGGGTACTCCCCTTTCCAGACTCCAGAACCTCCGACTTTTCAACATCAAAGACGTTGAAGATAAATCCCTTGTCTATATCGTCAGGAGCAGTTCCCTTTAAAATCTGGGTGACCTTTCCAGAAACAGACTTTCGGTTTAGATCGGTGAGCTCCCCGTCGAAGAAGACGTCTTGGGAAGTCTCAGAATCACTAAGAACTTTAATTAGATCGGACTCGATCCCGGACAGTTTAGACTTGTCCAACTCGTTGAAAGCCCTCGTATAAAATTGGAATCCGCTCTTGTTTCCTTTGGCTATCACTCGAACCCCGTCGTACTTCTCTTCGCAGTAGATCTTATCCCACCCTACTATCTCCTTCTGATCGTCTGAAGCCAGCATTAAAGAAGGATCAGGAATTAGTTCTCTTCCCACCGTCTTGTTGATTAACTTGGCTCCAATTCCAATGTTCATCCTCTTGGTGAGAATCTTCATCAAAATAACCCTAAGGTTGATGTCTTCTGCAAGGTCTTCCTCCTTGATTGTGCAGTTGATGAGGTGATTTGCTCTGGCTCTAAGTGCGTCGTTTGCTGCAGGGGCTTTTTTTAGATCTTCTATTAAAGACTTGAAGGTCTCAAATCCAGGAAATTCCTCCTCAATAATCTCATTAGACATCTCCAATTTATGAAGCTTAGTCGTAATGAAAGGGTTAAAGCAGACGTCTAGAATGTAGAGCATCTCTTCCGATAGATTATCGGAAATTAATTTTTGTTTTTCTTTCTGTGATCCGTTCCCAGTTAGGGATTCAACGGCTAATAGGACTCTGAGTTCTTTTTTCATGTAGAGGATATCTTACATGAATATACGGTCTCAATTAGAGGGTGAATGCTTCACCTGCTGCTTCTCCTCCACCTTCTTTCTTGGCCTTCTCTGCTTCATCAGCTTCTTTCTCCTTGAACACCTTGTTCTTATCAAACTCGTCTTTAGTGAGGGGAAGGAATCTTCTGATCAAGAAATCTTTATCGAAATAGGGTTTTTCTTCCTCCCCGACTTTCATCTTGATTTCACCAACAGAAGTGATAAAGTCGGTTGCTTTAGTTAAATGTGCAAGATCTAACAGCTTCTGGAACTGATTTTCACTGTAGTATTCTAGACCTAAATCTGCTTTAAATTTACGGTCTTTAGAAAGTTCAGGGAAATCCAGACACATCTGAATGTACAGAGGCTTAACTACAATCTCCTGGAAGATCGATCTAAGTCTAATTAAGAACTTTTCGAATCTGATTTCGTCTCTTTCCAACTGATCTATCGAGATCTGATAGTTGGCAGGGGCTGCCCCTCTGCCTGCAAATCTTGCATAAGGAATCTTAGAATCTAGCTTCAGCTTATTGTAGAAGTAAATGACATTTTCCATGACGTTAAAGTCTGGACCATTGGCATTAAGAACATCGATCTGAGGGGAAACCCCATCCTTTTCAGGGAATAGATAGTTCTTGTAGAACTGGATTTTAGGTGTTCCGTTCACTAAAAGTTCTCCTGATGTGTCGTTGATAGAAACCTCTTCTTTATAGGAGGACATTAGCTGTCCCAAGGTCTGCATTGCTTTCTGCTGGGACTGGGACCCAACCGGGATGACAAACTTAAGTCTATATGAAGCGTTCATCACGTTCCAGATGACTCTGGTGTTCTCCATTACCCTCAGGATATTGTAGGATCTAATTAGTCTCTCCACGTAGCTGACTCTGGAAATAGCATTTCCCTTAGCGTATGAGATATAGATGATCTGCTCAGACTTTAGTCTTCTAGTAAGCTGATTGTCTTTAGGATACTGTATCCAGATCTGTTCAAAAGATCCATCCGGAGCTTTCTCTGTTGATGGCTGGAGTGAAGTTGGATCAAGTTCTTTGAACCCGACTATCTTCTTTCCGTCTGTAGAATAAACAATTTCAAATGCAAGAAATCCATCAATCAAGAACTGCTTAAATAGCTGCCAGGCAAGGTTGTTCTGCTGGAAGCCATACAGCATATAGATCGTCTTAAAATTCTCTTGGACCTTGTCCAGAATTGTATCCTTTAGATCTATATTGTTTAGAGCTGGATAGGCAAAGAAATTCTTATCGTCGTAGTTGATTGCTTCATCTGTGATTGTCTCTAGAATAAAATCAATCTCCCCGTTCAAAGAAAACTTTCTAAGAAAGTCCCTCTTACCAAGGTAGTCCTTGTCGAAGTAGGCGATATACTTTCTAATCTTGGTGTCCTGATACCCAAGGGTCCAGTAGAAAGCGCTGTCGTTGGTGAATCCTGTTCCCTCTTCGGTAAACATCTGGGATTCAGTCTCCCCAATAGCCTGTGAATTACGAATGACCATGTCTTCGTACTGCATCCCAAACTTGCCGATTCTACTTAAATTCTTGTAGACCTGGGTTAGGAACCTATTCTGTGGATTTGCGTCTAAAAAACCTGCCATTTCTTCTCTTTATCTTAGGTTGCTGGTGGTGCTGGGGCTGGAGCTGCTGCCGGTGCTGCTGGTGCTGCCCCTTCCGCTGGAGGTGCTCCCTCTTTTCCCTCTTTTTTCTTCTTCTCTTCGGCTTTTTTAACCGCTTCTGCGTTTGCCTTGATGTCGTCTGCACTTAGACCAAGATAGTTCTCCACCAAATAAGGAACCGAGAAGAATCCTCCTCCGGTGTCGTCAGTTAATGAAATTAACTTATCAACTGCTTCTTTCTTCTTCAGAATGATCTCCATCTCTTGGTTTCTCTTGAACGGGTTATCCGAAATAAAGTCCAAACCAAGCTGGGACTTAAACATGTAGTCTTTCTCAAGTTCAGGAAAATCCTTACACATCTGGATCCAGAGAGGCTTAACTAGAATGTCCTGGAAGGCTGTTCTCAGTCTATTGATGAACTTGGCAAATCTAATTTCTTGCTT